GAAAAATAATTAGCCCCGCTCGCGAGGGGATCGTAAAACACAGTAAGCCTCTGAGATCGTACCAGCTGTACTATTATGGTACAGGCGAATCTCAAGTAACTGTTCTCATCGTATAGGAGATAGGGTGTTAGTTAGCCTTTTCAAACACCCGACGTCGTATCCAGACTTTAAAAGGCAACTATTAGTAAACTTCGGTACCCATACCGCTGACGATGGGCTAAGTAAGATACAATTCCGTGCTGCGGGGAGTAGAATGCCGAAGAGCTAATAGTAATATAGTCAGGTGACGTAATTGGTAACGAAGCACCTTCCAGGGTTGAGACTAACAGCTAATGGCACTCAGAATGATAAAGCAGATGCGGGTTCGAATCCCGCCCTGACTACTAAAATTAAAATTATGGCAAAAATAATAATTGAATTCGGAGAAGACGAAACAGAAGATGCTCGTATTGCAATAGACGGGTACAAGTATAAACAGCTTATTTGGGAATTAGACCAAAAACTACGTAGCGTCCATAAACATGGGGCAGCACTTGAAGGCAGAGGTGAAGCAACTGAAGCAGAAATGGATGTGTGCTATAGACTAAGAGATGTTATTAGAGAGATGTTGCGAGACGACAACTTAACAATAGAATAACCAATTAAACCTTAAATATATGTTTTCACTTATTTTATTTTCAGCATTAATTATTATGAATTATTATTCATATAAATTACATAACGCTAATGATGCACGTGGTTGGGCTAACTTCTCCATGTTTAACATAGGGTTATGCTTTGTACAGGCTTTAGAAGCATTGGTAAAAGTATTAAATAATCTTTAAACCTTAACTTCTTATCCTAGGCCTTTAGATATTTTATATTATCTTTATAGTATAAATTAAAAACAAATAAAAGTTATGTTAGAAATCGACAATTCATCATTTCTCAGCAAGGCTGAGATTAAAGAACGTGCCTCATCAGTATTCACTACTGTGAAAGGTGAAGCAACAAGTGAAAAATACACTCATATTCCAACTGACCAGGTCATAGATGACATGGAAAAGTTAGGATGGGGAGTAGTAGACGCTAAACAAGTACGTGCTCGTAAGGGTGTAGGTTATCAAAAACATTTAGTTGTGTTTCGCAATCCGAATGTAGCTATTAATGGTGAGGATGGTGATGATGTGTTTCCACAAATTCTATTAACAAATTCACATGATGGTAAAAACGCATTTACTTTCACAGCTGGGTTGTTTAGAATGGTGTGTGAGAATGGTTTAGTAATATCAACTCAAGAGTTTGAGAATCTAAAGATTCGCCACATGGGTTATAGTTTCACTGAGTTACAAGCCACAATTACATCGATGGTGGAAAAATTACCACTAACTGTTGACAGTATGAACAAGTTAAAAGCAACTAAATTAAATCAAGAACAAAAAATTGATTTCGCTAAACGAGCACTTGAAACAAGATTTAGTAAAGAGGAGGTAGCCAACGTAACTATTGATATTAACGAGTTATTAGAACCAACACGTAAAGAAGATAGTGGTGATGATATTTGGAGCGTGTTTAATGTTATTCAAGAAAAGTTGATTCATGGTATGTTTGAATACAAAACAGGAGCCAAAGCAAGAAAAGCTCGTAAAATTAAGAACTTCAATCAGGACTTAAAAGTGAATGAGAAGTTATTTGAGCTAGCACTTGAGTATGTAGCCGCATAATAAAATATAATATCATACTTAGCCCCGACCTAACCAGTCGGGGCTATTTTATCCTTAACCTTTCATCCTAGACTCTTAAGTCTTTTATGTTATCTTTATAGTATAAATTAAAAACAATAATATGAAATTAACGTTATCTAAAGCATGGATGAGTGACTGTCCCGAGTTAGTAGAAATTATTCAAGCACAAAGATTACAAGAAATTATTGATTACGCTAATGAAAGTATTGATAAAGCTAATGCGACATTAAAACGCCTAAATGAAATCCGTGGGTCAGCTATACTGGCATCTGAGATAGATGAATTGGTAGAAAATATAAATATGGTATTAGAACATATCTGGAACTGTGAAGCGTCACTTGAATGGGCACGAACAGAAATGAAGGGAATGTTTTTTATGAATTAAAACAACACAAATATATGACTAAAAAAGAATTAGCAGCCGAGATCAAAGAACTAAATAAGTACTTAGATAAGAATCCATGGGATATAATCAAACGTCAAGAGCGTTCTTCATATATAGAAGAGTTATGTGACGCCATTTTAAAATTAACCGAATAATTTCATCCTAGATTTTCAAGCAAACTGTATTATCTTTATAGTATAAATTAAAAACATATGGAAAAAATTTCAATTACTAGAGGTATTGACCTCAAATTCAACGACTCAATTATGAGGCCGATGAAAACTAATTCTGAATTAGATGCTATATTATCTGAAAATGGAGGGTTAATGCCAGCCACAAATATGGTAATAGCAGGTGGACCTGGTTCAGGTAAAACAACGCTAACATTAGATATATTAGCACGTTTAACTGAAGAAGGACATAAAACACTATTCATCTCAGGTGAAATGGATGAGATTGGTTACTTTAAATACTGCAAACGATTGCCTCGTATTGCTAAAGTACCAGTTTTATTTCTAAAAAATTACGCTGAGAAATTAGCACCAACACTTATCCAAGTATTAGATGAAGGATATGATGTAGTCGTTATTGATAGTGTTGCTGAGGTATTAGGCGTATTCAGAGATATATATAAAACAACTGAAGTAGCAGGTGAACGTTGGTTATTAGAGTTACAAGATAAACATAAAATGGGTAATAACTCCACTAACACACATACATGTTTTATTAATATTCAACAAGTAACTAAAGCAGGTCAATTTGCAGGTAGTAATAGATTGAAACATATGACTGATGCAATGGGCATTATTAAACGTGATTCAGATACAGCTGAAAGAAGGTTACAATTCGATAAGAACAGAGACGGCAATACAGATCAAGTAGTGACGTTTACAATTAGACCAGATTTTATTGAGTATGGGTTTGAGAGTGAATAAGTGGTGAGGGAGTAATAACAAATAAATTAAAGTATGAGTAAAAAAGTAGGGAGAGTAACGAATTTGTATAACAAAGCTAAGAATCAATTAAAAGAGAACCAATTAGAAGATGCTAGGGACACATTAGACATATGTTTGTTAGTGTTAGCTATGGAGACAGAACGTGGGTTAGAGATAATTGATAATGTTAAAACAGATTTATGGAAGGATCGTATATGGTTGTTATTAGAAGAGAAACAACTATTATACTAAGTGCGCTTAAACTTTTTATCCTAGACTTTTAAGTGAATTGTATTATCTTTATAGTATAAATTAAAAACATATAACATGAGATTTAGATTAGAAAATGAGGCACCACAAACAACGATTGAAAGAACAATCGAGAATATCTTAACTGATAGTGGTATTGAACAAAGTGAGATTCAATTCCGAGGTGATGAACGTTATTTAAGAGTAGGATATTGGAACCGTTTAGGTGAAGATATATTAGCTAGATTAAACAATTATGTCAAAGATGAGGTTGACATATATGATGAAGACTGTGGTTATTTATTTTATTACGAAATCAAACACTAACACAGATGAAATACACACCAGCAATGCAACAAGTAGTAATGACACTACAGCAATATGGAATTGTCGACCCATCACCAAACCAAGTAGCACTAATCGCTTCAGACATAGGTGAGAATCTAACAAACACTCAAATAGTATACATATCAAATAACGTCTAAATAACACACAACATGAACGTAGCAGAAATTAAACACAAAGTAGCAGAGCTAATGCTCGCATCAAAGAACAAATGGGAAAAAACATACAGTGGTATTGAACCACCCACACAAGCAGAACGAGACGAATATGAACAACATCATAAACTCACTAACAGTAAAATCAAACAAATCGTCCCACGAGAACTACAACTATGCATAGGTTTAACTGGATGTGCTAAGACAGTGTGGAATGGTGATATTGATAGAGAGATTGAAGCAGAGTTTGGTAAGGGTAATGGTGTGTACTGTGATAGTGAGTCAGGTATGTTTTATGCTAAAGCATCACCTAGAATGGTTCATAAGTTGATTCGATTCATTGATTATAAGTTCCCAAATGAACTTGAACTAAACATATCACCAACAGGAGATTGGGATGATAATGGTAATCCATGGTTTTATAACTGGAATGGTATTGAGCGTTATTTTAAGGAGTTAGAACAAGATGCCGAAAACTCTTAACCTAGACTCTCAAGCATTTGATATTATCTTTATAGTATAAATTAAAAATATATAATTATGAGTAACTTAAAAGGACAATTAGACGCATTACAAGCGCAATTAGAGGATTTACGATCACAATTTACATTGAAACAACCAACAGAGTTTGAGTCGTGTTGTACTGATGAATGTACGTGTGAAGAACCTGAAAAAGTGGAACATACTAAATTCACAGTCATGGCAGATGATAATGGGCCTGAGTATGACAGTGCAGGGTTTAGTGAAGCAGATCGCGAACCAGAACAAACAATCACATTTACTAAAGAAGAACTAATCACACTTGCCGCTAAATTGATGGAACGAACTATAGAAGTCACTAAAGGGGCAGTTGAAGATACTTATTTAGATGCTGATAATTTAGTTGACTTATCAATGGGTTATGGTTACCAGATTGAAATTGAATTAGATACAGATCAGATTACTAGATCTATCAAGGATGAAATTGATAGTACTATTGAATTAGATAATGACTCAGTTGAAGATGAGTTATATAGTATTTTGAAAGAAATGGAAAAAATAAGTTAATGTGTGTGTGTTTTAATTTATAACAATTGTGGGGGTTAACACCCCCACTTTTAATCCTAGACTCCTAAGTTAACGATATTATCTTTATAGTATAAATTAAAAACATATGATTAAATTTATCGAAACAGATTCAGGACGTATCAGCAGTGGATACACTCATGAACACAACGACTGTACAGTGCGAGCATTAGCAGAAGCAACAGGTGCAAGTTATACCCAAGCACATTCATTTTGGGCGAAGTTAGGTCGCACACCACGTTCTGGTTCATATATGAGTTGGTTGGATGAGTATTTAGTTAAGAATAATAATGAATTGTTTGGTTGGAAAGTGGTTAGACATAAAATACCATACCATGATCATGAACGCGAACGTGATCCAATTACACGCAAACCAACAGTAAAACGACTTAATGTTAAAACATTTATACAACAAAACCCAAAAGGTCGATTCATGACTATTAATCGCAGCCACGCTAAAGCGATTGTTGATGGCGAGATACGAGATTTGGATCAGGGAATATATAGTGAGTTGATGTTAGTATATGAGTTTAAAGACTCTAGATTTTCAACCCTAGACTTTTAAGTAAATTGTATTATCTTTATAGTATAAATTAAAAACATATAACATGACAGTAAAACAATTAAGAGAAATGTTAGCGGACTTTGACGCAGATATGGAGGTACGATTCGCATACAACTATGGCGATTATTGGAACAGTGAAGTCGCAGCAGACATAACTGATGCAGAAGTAGGCCAAGTTCAATACTCAGCATATCATAGATCAGACAAGGTAATTGACCCTGACAAAGATAATGATGATGATAGTATAAATGCCTTAACCGCCCCACACGTAGTAATTTTAAGATAAATAATAAAAATAACACAACATGAAAAGAACATTTTTTAACCCTAAAAAAATAGACTGGGTACGAATTGCCCAAGCAGAATGGAGCAATATAAAAGATGATATTATAGAAATGTATGGGAGTAAAGCTATACGTACAACATACAATGACCAACGTGTTTATGGTCGTCGTATTAAGTTTAGCACTCACCCAGATGTAAGTAGAGATGAAGTGATTGGATTTATTAAGGGTAAAGGATACATAGCAGAACGTCACCCACAAGGATATGTTCTGGCGTATTTTGGATCACCTGAAAGTTGGCTCTAAATTTTTTATCCTAGACTCCTAAATATAGTATGTTATCTTTATAGTATAAATTAAAAACATAACACATGAAAGACAAAATTGATTTTGACAAGTTTAGATGGAATAATAGACCAACATATCCTAATGAAAAATTACTTGACCATGAAGAAGGAGAACAACTCACTAAAGCAGACTTCTGGGAATATAATGACACTTCAATACATGGTAATCCAATTGATGGCTATATAGGGCCAGATGGGACATGGAGATTCCAGTGGGATTGTGGTGATATTAGTGGGTTTGTGAAGGGTGAGGACTTTACATTTAATAATGACCTTAACTCTTAATCCTAGATTAACAGATATTATATATTATTTTTATAGTATAAATTAAAAACATATAAAACATGAAAATTGTATTAACACAAACCGAATCAGAAGATTATTTCTTGAACGCGTTATGTAATGGCCTGCATGAATTAGGTAATTATGGAGTTGAACTTGATTATAACGAGGATGAGTATAACTTGTCACGAGCATCATTAGGACCAAACGCACCATGTTTTGAAGACATATTGATGCAAATGTTACGTGATGGGTACAAATTAGATTTTATTGATACTGAATCAGAAGAAACTAAATCTATTACAATACATGATGTATATGCAAAGGTACAAGAAACAGACGCACGTCACTTATTAGATATGATAAATGAACAAGACGATGCTATAACAGCAGATGTTATATTACAAACAGTTATATATGGTGAGGTTGTCTTTGGATAACCTTAATCTTCTATCCTAGATTATTAGGTGTATTATATTATCTTTATAGTATAAATTAAAAACATATAACATTTATGATAATTAAACGAGAACAATGTAAAGTAGATTCAATAACCACTAAATATGATGGTGAGGAATATACATACACCGAATGGACATTTGATAATAATACAGTGGATTGGGAAGTGACAGATGAATATGGGACAGTAGTTCACGATGATAGAATTATCAATTTTATGGCGGATGAATATGAAGAAACACTATAATTAAAAAACACATAATAAAATGGAACTATTGAAGCATGAAGTTTATTCACAGGCAATTGAAAACACTTACACAATCAACCACCCAACAGAAGGGGTATTGATCTATAAAGAATGGATTGATAGTGATGGTGGAAAATGCCTTGATTTTATTTTACGAAGTAAGGACGGCTATGAGATTGATGATGCAGTGTTAGTAGAAGAAATTCAGGAATTTGTAGATAATTTAGAAACAAACAAATAATAATATATGAACGCGGATATTCACTTCACAGACGACCAAGGTAATGAATTTTATGTTGGGATAAGAAAGGGCGAGGTAAGTCAAGTTTGGAAAAATAAAATGGACATAACCGATGTTAGAACTTATTTTGAAGAATTATACTTTACAGAACCTAACCATGGTATGTTTATAGATGGTGATGAATAGGAGAAAGAAATGGGTAAATAATACCCATATTTTTAATCCTAGACTCCTAAGTTAACGATATTATCTTTATAGTATAAATTAAAAACATATAATATGGAACAATTAAAAGCATGGGTAGATGAGAACATGAATAAATTCTCACAATTAGATGAAAGTGAAATAGAGGAACTTAACCCTGACTATTTAGATAATAACATAGTTAAGGAGTTAAAGACTAAACATGATTGTTTCAAACCATTTCTACATAATGGCATAGCAGTATATTACTATGACGGAGTAGTATGTGTAGAGAACATGGACGCGGATGAGGAAGAATAAATGTTTAGGGTGCTAACACAGCACCCTAACTTTTATACCTAGACTTTTAAGTATTATACATTATCTTTATAGTATAAATTAAAAACATATGAGTAAAAAAATCAAAATCGAACCACACCAAACAAGACGTATCACAGAACACAAAATGGCCTACGACTTAGGTTCACTAATCGGAACTGTACAAGCAGTATTACAATACGATGCTGTTGATGAAACAGCGAAGCGTTCATTATTGAGAGTGTTACGTGAAATAGAAGATGGTGAGAGTGAGTATAGTAAGTCCCGTATTGTTAAGTTAGAACAGTTAGCGGCTGAGAAAGGATTTGAATATTATATCCAAGACTCTCAATCCTAGATAAATAGGAGGATTATTATATCTTTATAGTATAAATTAAAATAATAAAACACATAAAAAACAACACAACATGGGTAAATTAAAACAGTACGAAATTGAAGCAATCATTAGTACCATTTATGATCAAGTCTTAAACACAAATAAAAATAAAAGACGAGACGAGTTCACACCTGCCGAAGCCAAATTATCAAAACTAATTAAACAGGAAAAAGAAGCGTACGCGATCGCATATAAATTGTCCAAAAAGAGACAGAACTTATCGAATGAGTTAAGTAATGAATTGAACGCGTATTATTGTAGCGTAGCAGAAAAATTTCAACCAAAACAAAACTTAAATAGATTAGAAATTAGAAATAAACTAATCTTATCACAAATTAGCCCAGACGCTAACATAGATCAAATTATTAAAGATATAGTTGAAACTTACACTAAATAACATAAAATATGACACAACAGTACGTTATTGACACATTAGCAAAAAACGGATTCACATCTGAACACTATGACCAAGGAATGGAAATGGGTAGTGAGGAGTGGATGGATATAGTAGAAACCATAACAGGAAAGAACCCGTATGACGACTCCGTATTGACAGAGGACGATAATAAAATGATATGGGAGTTTCAAGTAGTAATGGGTGAGTTAGGTATTGAATGTTGGTAAATGCTTTAATTTTTATACCTAGATTAAAAAGCAAACTATATTATCTTTATAGTATAATTAAAAAATAATAATAATGAAAGTTTATTCACCACAACCGAACAATGAATTGTTCAAAGTAACTAACTTAAAAGCGTTCACAACAAAACGTTTAACTAAATCACATCCAATGTGGGATGTATTAGATAAAATCGCAACACACTTAAAAATAAATGATGAACCATTAACAAAAATATATGGTCACATATACTTTAATGAAAGTGGAGGCGGTTTTAATGAACAAGACCAAACATTATATGTGTATGTAGCAGGTGATAGTGAAGTGAGCATTACTAAATCATTAACAACATTTAGTGAAGGGTATCAAAGTAAAAGTGGATGGGGCATTAAGAAATGGAATGAAATAAAACCATAACTTTAACACCTAGACTAAGGAATATATTGTATTATCTTTATAGTATAAATTAAAAACATATAATAATATGAAGTATTACGTAACAGAAATTATCCCAGCTATAATTGTTAGAAAATATGTTGTGGAAGCAGAAACAGAATCGGAAGCAGTTGAATTAGTATGTGAGGGAGGTAAAGGATGGTATAAAGAAACTATTGAGGAATACCAAGGCGATGCCGAGTTTGTGGCGCGTGAAAGTTTTGAAATGGATAACCAAAAATAGTAATCCTAGATTCTTAAGTAGTATATAATATCTTTATAGTATAATAATAAAATATAATAAAATGGTACAATTAAAACAGGGCATTACAGGATTCATTTATGACTCATCTAACGGGAACATAAAAAACATAACTACAACAGAAGTAGATATGAAAACAGTGAAACAGATGTTAGATGAGGATGATGTGTATATTACTGACCAAGACGCAAATGAATTGTTTATGTTTGAAAGTGAAGAATCATTACAGAACAGCTATGAAAAATTATATGAAGTGTTGGAATGGGTAGATTAAAAAATAACCTTAACTTTCAATCCTAGACTCAAAAACAGAATATAATATCTTTATAGTATAAGAAAAAATAATAATTAAAATAATAATTACATGACAATTTCAGAACTAATTCAAAACTTAACAGAATTAAAAGCAGAATTCGGTGACATGGAAGTAGTATTATCGGTAAATGACCATACCGACTACACATACAATTTTGAACACCCCGGATTTGATATCGGACCGGTATATGATGAAGAATTTGAGAGTGAAGATGAAGACGGGAATGAAATTGATTATTGTGTATGTGAAATTAGTATATAATATAGGAGAATAACCATGAAAGAACAAAACATGACCCCGGTTGAGTGGTTAGTAGATAGATGGATTGAACGTGGTACATTAGACCACTATGACATAAATGAAGCTAAATTAATGGAGCAAAAAACAATAACCAATTATAACAAACGGAGTGAATACATTTTAACGAATATCGAGTTAGTTATTTTAGGTGCGCTTATAACCATTATAGGAGTGTTAATATCGATTTTAATTGTGTTGTCATAATAAAATGTTTAATAATTTTAATAAACATATGTGACAAACATATGTGAGTATGTTATAGGGAGACTATGTGGTGTGGTGGGTATGTGATGAACGGGTGATGGATGGGTGATATGGAGTGTTGTGGTCGGGACTTGATATCACCTGTTCAGAACAGATCTTAACCATAACAAAAAATATATACAAAAATAAAAAAACCAAAACAAAAAAATAAAAAAACCAAAAAATTTTTAACCTAGATAAAGGGGTGAGTTAATATATCTTTATAGTATAAATTTAATAAATAATAATATGAAAAAAGTATTGACCTGGGCTGAATTAGAAAAAATAGAGGAATTTTACCAAGACTTTCAGCCCTAGATAAATAGGGAAATAGTATTATCTTTATAGTATAAATTAAATTAACACACATGATTAAAATTAGTGATTTAGGGCCCGGATACAGCATATTCGGAAACAAAGGAAATGTATGGAGCAACACAGCACACGCCTACAAAAGTGGAGTAGGTAATGTATGTGGCACACCAGCACTATCAAATAATTGGGCTAGGATAGAAGGGCTAACGCATGTAGGGTGCCCGGAGTGTATAGAGAAATTAAAAGAAAATAACCATTAATTTCATACCTAGGTAAATAGGAGGATTATTATATCTTTATAGTATAAATTTTAATAATAAATAAATAAGAGTTATGAACAAAAACACAGCATTACTTAACAAGATCACAGCACAACTACCTGGACAAGAAAGAGAATTTTTAGAGTTCATGGGCGGTGAGGCTAATTCATTTATTGATTGGAGTAAGAAGAGTATGGAAGAATTATTAAATAGTTTTATTGAGTTCGAGGAGGACAACAATGGAATGGAGTTAGATGAAGACACCATGGACCAAGTATTAGAAATATATATTCCAGGATTTATTAGTGGTGAGGGGTTTTAACCCCCACCTTTCATACCTAGGTAGATAGGGAGATTATTATATTTTTATAGTATAAAATAAATTATATGAAAAACACAGACATAAAGGTTTTAATCATGTGCGTAGTAGCGTTTGTAATATCCACGTTAGGGATAGTAGTATCCCCTACAATAATGTCACAAATATTTTTTGCCACTATTGATTTATTCATTGTTACTTTAATTATATTTTTATTGGGTGAGATTAAAAAACCATAACTACTCATCCTAGATTTTTAAGTGAGTTATTATATCTTTATAGTATAAATTAAAAATATATAATATATGAAAATTAAAGTAATTAAAAACGGTTATTATGTAGCCGAAGATTTAACAAATTTAGGTTTAGTTGATCAAGGTACATTAGATTCAAGTATAGCTCATACCTTAGTAATAGGTGATGTTTGGGTGAGAGATGAATATGAGGACGGACATGTATATTTTAAGTGTATTGAGGGTAAGTGGTGTAATGAGGAGAGTGATGGTTGGTGGAAGTATAAGGGTTATGAAGATTATTTTGAGGTTATTGAGGAATAAATTATGTGGGGGTGTAAAATAAAACACCCCCACTTACATACCTAGATTTTTAATTAAATTATATTATTTTTATAGTATAAATTTTAATAATAAATAAATAAAAATTATGTCACACCCACTTAAATCTATTTTTGCTCAAATCTCAACCCAGGTATTCACCATGAAAAGTGCGGCCGAGGCCAAACAATTTATAGCGGAGTTTGTAACTGAGAAGAAAATAAATGAAACTGATAAGGTTAGTATAATTAAAAATGTTAATGAATGCCCGAACATAACTAGAATCCAAAGCTATATTTGTAATTCCTTATTAAAATATGAGGGAATGGGAATGAATAAGATAGGGAAGAAATAGCCCTAACTTATACACCTAGGTTATTAAATAAATTATATTATTTTTATATTAATAAAATAAATTAATAATAAATAAATAAAAGTTATGGAAAAGTTTAAAAAGGAAATTGAATTAAAGGGTGGTTTAGTAGGTATTAATAAATTTGATAAGTTTATTTATGGTGAGTTAGAGATGAGGAGTGGTGGTGATTGGAATAATTATGATGAAGGTGATATAATAAGTTATGATTTTGAATTGTTAGAGAAGTGTGATGATGAGGAGTTGTGTTATATTGATGATTATAATTTAGGTTTAGAAGATGGAGATAAAGTATTGTTGAATGATTTAAAGGAGTATGTAGGTGAAGGTATTTGTTATGTTTTGTTTGGTGATGATGATAATTGGTATAATGTTGAGTTTAAAGGTGATGTGATGGTGGTTAGTTTTTTATGTATGGAGAAGTATTAAAATAATGGGGGCAAATGCCCCCACTTTTTATCCTAGACTATTTAATAAAATATTATATTTTTATATTAATAAAATAAATTAATAATTAATAATTAAAATTATGGCCAACAAAAAAGGTAGTTATGAATTGGTTAAAGAGGTAATAGTAGATTGTTATGGTGGTAGATTAGGGGAGTATGATGAAAGAGTAATGGATGATTTTTATAAAACTTTTAAGGAAGGGGTAGATATTAGTAAGAAGGAGTGGAATGAGTTTTGTTGGAAGTATGTAGATGATAGTAGTGAGGGGTATTATATTGATTTGAATTGGAAGTATATTATTAGTGGTGGTGATGAGAGTGTTTATGAGGAATGTTAAATTAAGGGGGCAAATGCCCCCACTTTTTATCCTAGATTAAAAAATGAATTATTATATTTTTATAGTATAAATTAAAATAATATAAATAGTATGTACCAAGAATTAAACACCTTTATTATCTTCCCAGAATTAAATAATATTTTTAATTATGTTACGTTTAAATGTCTTCCCGACGAATTAAATAATATATTAATTAAGGAGGAAATGATTAGTCCGGAACATCATTATTCCGAGTTCAGTTGGGTTATTTTTAAGGACGGAGAAATGATTCAGGGTTAACACCTGAATTATTCGTCCTAGATAATTAAGTGATATATTATATCTTTATAGTATAAATTAAAATAATAAAAAATGTATAATCCAAAATCGACTAATCCGTTTAAAGCGTTTGCTGTGTTTATAGCTATTATGGTAACGTTATTTATGATTGGGTGTAGCTCACCACAACACGGTTACAATTATAAGGCGCATTCAAAACACCGTAACACGGGACCAAGTAAGTGTTACAAGAAGCATAATAAATGGTAATAAAATTATAACCATATATTTCACACCTAGACTATTTAGTATATTATATTATTTTTATAGTATAAATTAAAAATATAAATAAATAAAATTTAACACCTAAAAAACATGACGCTAAAAAAATTCCAAATTAAAGTATTCCCAAAAAATGATGGGAAATCTAGAACAATTGAAATATTAGCGGCTGACAAGAAAACAGCCTGGGAGTTATTTGATATTACAGGACCAAATAATGAGGATACAGAATTTGCCTTAATAGTAGGAATAGAATAACCATTAACTTCACACCTAGACTATTTAATAAAATATTATATTTTTATATTAATAAAATAAATTAATAATTAATAAATAAATTAATCCATTATGCAAAGCGAACTACAAAAATTTATTAACACCTTAATAGAGGGCGGTGTTAGCCAAGACCAAATTAATGTATTTACAACCTTATATTATGAGGTAGCAAAATTAAAATTAGAAGTGGATGACGTTGACCAATATGATCAGGACGGACCATTATACGTTACAATAAAAATAAAATAATAACCATTAACTTCACACCTAGATAATTAAATTTTATATTATATCTTTATATTAATAAATTAAAATAATAAATAATTAAAAATTATGGAACAAACAAACACACCACAACTAGGCCGCCCAGTTAACCCAAACAGCCGCCGCCAACAAGAATTAGCCCTTAAAGCAGAGCGCAGAGCGTTAGGGTTAGTAAAAAGAGGTCGCCCAATTGTTGAAGGTAGTAAGCGCCAAGCAGAATTGGAAGCAAAAATGGAGCGAGTAATTAGTAATGGTGGGGTGGTTAAACGCGGCCGCCCAGTTAATGGTGAGAGTAAGCGCCAACAATTATTAAATGCCAGAGCTGAATTGGCCGCTTTAGGAATTGTAAGAGCACCGGGACGACCAAAAGTGGTTATTACCGAATAATTAAATTATTTTATTAAGGGGGGTGGGCGCCATAGTGGCGCCTATCTCTGTCCCATACCACGTACGTACGTGTATACCACAACCCATATATATACCACGCGCGCTGCTATCCATACGCGGGTGCGGTGATACCGCTACCGGGATGGACGCATTAAGATATAAAGTATAACTATAGTGAATAGGGCTTGTATATACTTATATACTTTGAGCCCACACCACATATACTACATCATCTCCTAACCATTATATCACCTTATGTTAACTACTGAGGTGTGAATTTTGGTATACGCCTTTTGCACATGATTTCAAAGAACTAAAAGTAACTAGTAATAAAAATTTTACCCAGTAGCAAAAATATATACGTATCTACCACCCGTTGTTACTAACGTACTACAGTCTGTTTATCCTCTCTTTCTTTTCCCGTATACCAAATATAACATGTATATGAAAGCAGGCCAAGCTTAAAACAAAAGAGGTTTAAAATTTGGTTTCCTAAAATTCCCTTATATATTCAGTAGTAATATGCATTTACTAATAGGAATACTCTTTGGTATGTTGGCCCAGGCGCTAACATTTTTCCAACTACAAGGACAAATGAAATACACGTGGTTCAAAAACAACTACTGGTTGGTGGTCCTAATGGGAATACCTATATCGATGCTTTTCATGTATTCAGTTAAAAACATGATAACAGCTTTTAATGGGCAAATGTGGCCATCGCGCCTTATAGGATTTTCTATGGGTACAACAGTGTTTATCATTATGTCGTATACTCTTTTTCGTGAACCCATTACGCTTAAAACCACCATATGCTTATTATTAAGCGTAGTAATACTATGTATTCAATTATTCATGAAGTGATGCGCTAGTCGATTTAAAGCGTTTTATACACCCTATAGCATCAAAGGTATATACGGATATTCGTATGAAGGTGCGAAATGTGAGGGTGTGTGCATGGCCTAGTAGAGGGCCTTTTTTTATCCTAGGTTTGTAAATTGTAAATTTAGATGTTATCTTTACAATAAAATAAAAATTATGGGTAAAAAAGGATTAAAACACAATGTAGCAAATTTTGTAGGTGATTCAATGGACGCTTATAAGTCTGATCCTACGGGTTTTGTAGTAACAGCAGCAGCTGGTATGGTAGTTGCTAACCATGTTAATAAACATATTGTTAAACCATTAATATCAATTGCTTCGCCTATTGTTTGGCCACTTGTTGCTATTGGTTGGTTATGGTTAGGTTGGGGTTACGTTTTATCTAAAATACTCAAAAACAATTTTATCAGCTATACTTTAGCTACAGTGCCATATGGTTTGTTCTTTTATCTATGTTACTTAGGATTAACACCTAAAATTATATTAACTAATATGATTATAGCTGGTGTTGGCTTCTTTGGAGGTATCGCTTGGATATCATATCAGCTAAAGAAACTATGGCATGGTGAACCAGAGGTTATAGATTATTCAAAACCAGTATGGGATACTGATCGTGGGTGTTATTATCAATTTAATTCTAAAACTAAAAAGTATCATTACTTTACTATGTATCCTGATGGGTCTAGATATGAATGGTATACTAGAGATATGCCTTTTTAATATTTATCAATATGGAACTAATATCAACTTATAGTATAGAAATCGAATTGACGTTAGAACAACGATTAGAATTAGCTGAGAAATCATATTCTATGTTTGACATATTTGATTTTGGGATAGGAACAGAATCTATTATGCCTATAGAAAATTATCATAATATGATAGATGCTTATTACCCAGGCGTACCAAGAAAAACAACCGTAAAAGTTATCATATGACAAATAGAAAGAACAGGTACTTTGATAAAGAAGACCAATTTAGAAGTATTATTCTAAGTAATGACATAGACAATGAGACTGTAGAAGAAGTAATGCAGTTTATCATAGATGTAAACGCATATGATGAGGATTTTGAAAACCAAATTAAAGATTATGAGCGTAAACCTATTAAAGTTATTATTAATAGTTTTGGTGGTTCGATATATGATGGTTTTGCTTTAGTAGGGGTTATTGAGAATTCTATGACCCCAATTCATACTTACTGTTATGGTATAGCTATGTCTATGGCTTTACCTATATTTGCATCTGGGCATGTTCGTTTTATGAGTAAGTTTTCTACACTTATGTACCATGAGGCTTTAACCTCACATCTTGATATGAAATTTTCTTTAATCAAAGATGATATGGATGAATGTAATCGTTTAATGAAACAGTATGATGAATATTTATTATCACGCTCATCATTAACACAAAAACAACTTGACGAGGTTAAAAAATCAAGACGTGATTGGTACTTTACAGCTGATGAGGCATTAAAATTAGAACTTATAGAAGCTATTATATGATTAAACTCACCACATTACTAAACGAAATAATCTCAGAAGCTAAATTTGGGGATATAGCTGTTGTTCCTGCTAAAGGAGCACAACGTGGGACCTCAGAGAAAGGTGCTAGGTCATTTAATATTAACATAGGTAACCCTGAGGTTATTAAAAAAATGATGAAAACACCTATGGGTGAACCAGGTCGTATGAAATCTTTTAAATATGAAGGTCCTGAAGGAGCTGATTTTGAAGATTACGAGTGGGATGAAAATACAAATCAATGGGATGTTTGGAGAAATATGAACTACCTTATATTAACTCCTGATCATCATACTCATTGGTACCATGGTAAGATGCCAGGTGGTGATTATAAGGGATTTGAAGGTTCAACTGGAAAAGCATTACCTGATTTAACAATAGAGGGTTTTGGTTTAAAAGTATATAAAGCATTACTTATGGAACCTAGTGTAGGATTTATTAAGAGTGATAAAACATCTACACCCCAAGTTAAAAATGGTGTGTATAAAAAATTAATGAAAGATCCTGATTTTGTTTGGGTTGCTACTAATGGAAATACTATTGACACTTATGATGATATAATAGTGATTAACCCAAGTCATGTTAATGTGAAAGCTGAGCAACAAAAATTTGAAAATGAGCATAAGGGATCTAAATTCTACTACTCAGATAATTTCCCAAAATAATGATTAAATTAATTAATTTATTAAAAGAAACTATAGGATTCTCTAATTGGAGAATACCTTCATTATCTCAACTTAAACAAGAATTTAAAATAGAGCAAACATTAAAAGGTAATGAGTTTTGGGATGATGAAAAAGAATTTTTACAAGCTATCAAAAATGGAAAAATAGTTACTATCACACCATCTGAGGATCAAAATATTGATTATAGAAGTGGAACAGAATCATACGATGAATTATTAAACTTAATAAAACAATATAAATCCTACCCCGAATATAGAAATGAAGACACATTAAAGAGTATATATGATGGGTTCAAAAAAGGTGAGCCTATGGATCTGCCAATAGTTATTGAAGACGAAAATGGAGAAAGACGAATATTCTCAGGTAACACTAGAATGGATATTGCTTTTCAGTTAGGTATTAACCCTAAAGTACTAATAATTAAAGGTGAATTATAATGATTAAATTAATTAATTTATTAAAAGAAATTACTGAGGCTAAACAAGTTGGTTTACTATACCATTTTACACCGTTAGATAACCTTGAAAATCTTTTAACAACAAGACATATATTCACTAACGAGGAAGATCAAATATCAGCATCTATACGCGCTAATATGGATACATATATCCTTCATAATATGTCAAAAGTACCAATTCTCCGCCTTACATTGGATGGAGATAAAATTAGTAACAAATATAAGATTCGTCCATTTGCTTATTTCGATGATCAAGATACATACGAGCATGAGGATTTAGGAGAAGAACAAATAGTAACAAACGGAAAAGATTTTCCATTCTTCCCATACCTAAAACGCATGGATATTTTTTTAAATGGTCATAAGTTAGATCCTAAAGTCCCAAAACTATTAGAAAAATATAATATACCCTTTAAAGTATATGAAGGAACACCAATAGATAATACCCCATATAAACAAGATATGTCTGGTGACCCTAAAAATATTGTAAGAGAAATAGAACAAGACAAAATTGATTTTTCTGAATTAGATAAAATTGATGATGTTGTAAAAAGCGCTATTGAAGCTGCTTCACATAAACAAAATGAAGTAGACGCTACTAGTTTAACACTATTAGCTTTAGCAGCCCCAGGTATAGTTAACAATGTAGCTAAAATTGTAAAATCATTATTAAGTAAATTTAGTCTTAAAAAAGGTGAACAACCTATAGATAAAATTATTAGAATATCTGGTGAGTTAGATAATAAATTAGATTCACCTATTAGAACAATGCTTAGACCATTTGTTAAAGATGATAGTAAACGAAATAAGGCAACTAATATTATAAAAGCACTAGTATTGTTAATAGCTGGTATATTAACTAACGCTGATATATCTAAATCTACCACATTAGTAGATGCTATAAAAGCTTATATGCCTGGTTCATGGCAGGATGTTATTTCCATTAAATCATTACCTGATTTAGCTTCTAAAGCAAAGACACTGTTTGCATAATATTTATTATCAAACACACACAACCATGAAAAAATTTTTTACTAACTTACTATCAGGTGCATCTGATGTATCAAGTAAGAGATTCACATCTCTTATTACTTTAGCTGTAGTTATATCTTTAACTTATATCGCCACATTTAGAAATAGCGACCACATAACCCCTGAGTTTATGTTTAATGCTCTTTGCTTAATTGTAGGTGGTGGGTTAGGTTTAACCGCTATTGAAAATGTTGTTAAAATGAGACAACAACCTAAAGACGAAAAACCAAAAGACGAAGAACCATCACTATAAAATTATGAACAAAGAATTATTAAATAAAATTTGGCCTTTGGGCCTTTTTTTATTATCTTTATATTAAATATTTAGTAGGCGTTCTTTGACATAAAAAATAATAAGGAGAAATAAATTATGGAAACAATGTATTTTGTTTTAGGTATGCTCTCGATTGTTGGAGTTGCTTTTGTAACTGCAATTGTTTGGGGTGTAGTTAAGATTAACAGTTTGTTAAAAAAAGTTAAAAATAATGATGAAGAGATTAATAATTTAAATCGTATTATATGGGATAACCATAACAATACACGCGAAGATTTCGAGCGTAGATTTAGAGAATTAGAACGTATTATAGGTTCTGAACTTCAACAATCTGATCGTGATCTAGACTTACGATTTAAAGATATATGTGATGAAATAGCGCAAACCCGCTCATATATTGATTCACGTATCGATAAAGTAACAGGCACATTAGGTGCTAAACAAGTAATTAAAGGATAATATTAATCCAAAGAACGCCTGCTAAAAATATTATTATTAAAAGTTATGAAATATAAATTACAACACATCTGGGAAACATTTAGATATAATATACCTGGATTTTTTAGAGCATTATGGGTATTCCGTAAAGCATTATGGAACTATCGTTGGTACGGAGGACACCACTCTGTATTCCCACTTATGTCTGCTGCTATAAAAGATATGCATATTAATATAGAAGAACATGGTATTGAAGAGTGGATATCAAAAGAAAAAAAAGTAGAAGCAATGAAACGATGTGTATATCTACTTGATTTATTTGCTGATGATGGTTTTGTAGAAGCAGCAGAAAAAGAACTAGGAGTGGAGATGGTTCATAGTATTCATTTCGAACCATTAAAAGATCGACCTGATTTATATGAAATGGTTAACGACGTCACAGAAGAAGAAAAGGCAATCAACGAAATGATTTTAAGAAGAGCCCATGATATACAAACTGAAGGTTGGGAAGAACTTATACATTTACTTAACGGACAAGATTATTCCAAGTTTAGTAAAAAGTCTGAGTTTTTAGACCAATTCGATGGCTCAGGTATCCGTGGTTGGTGGGACTAATCATGAATATGCATATATTTATATACCATGGATATTAATGATCTATTTAAACTATTCTCAGAGGAAGATAAAGAATCATCTAAAAGTGATACCCCAGTTTTAGATTTCACAGAGCACCCAGTATATTGGATAGGAATGTTTACTAAAATTATTAAAAACCATAAGGGATTTGATTTGTATATTAAAAAAATCTTTAATAAACTTACCCCTGAGTTAGAGATAGAGATAGATAAAATGGAAGAGTTAGGGGATTGGGTCACGTTTAATAGAGCTTGGTTTTATATAGAAAAAATAAATCTAAAAAATGATTTTCATTATGAGTATCTAACATCAACTGCTACCCTTGATACTGTAATGGCTTTAGATGTCACTATAGCTCATTTTGAACGTCTTGAAGAATATGAAAAGTGTGCTCATTTATCTAATATTAAAAATGAGTTAAAAGGTTTCATTAAATAGACTTGGGAGATTTAAATCTTATATTATATTATAACAAAACAAAATTATGAAAAACAGAGAAACTGTCTTAAAAAAATTAGATTCTATTGAATCTGGTTTGAATGTATTAAAATTTATGGTTAATAGACAAGAACCTATAGAAAATTTTATTAATAAAATTGAAGCCACTAGAGAATTAGTAGATCATGTTAAAGGATATATTGAAAGTGAACCTATAGTAGGAACTGAATTAAACCGTATTTAATAATAAAAATAAAAGTTATGATTTTAACAGCAGAAAAAATTCAACAGAACTGGATTGACTTAGAAGAAGTAATCAAAGCGTATATTAGTGAACCACGCCGTTCACAATTACTTGATTTTTACTCAACCTACTCAGAACGTATTATGATGATGCCTGCATCTCATAAAAAAGAGTACCATAACGCCTTCCCAGGTGGTTATGTGGACCATGTATTACGAGTAATAGATTGTGCTCTTAAATTAAATGATGTATGGATTGAGATGGGAGTAGATAATTCTACTTACACTAAAGAAGAGTTAGTATTTGCTGCTTTAAATCATGATTTAGGTAAATTAGGTGACACTGAAAATGAATCATATATTCCCCAAACTGATCAATGGCGTAAAGATAAATTAGGTGAAGACTATACTTTTAATAATAAACTAGCTTTTGCCTCAGTCCCAGACCGTGGATTATTTTTACTTCAACAACATGGTATTAAGTATACATTTAACGAAATGATTACTATTCAAACTCATGATGGTTTATATGATGAAGGTAATAAAAAATACTTAATGTCATGGTCACCTGAGCAAAAACCAAGAACAGCGTTACCATTTATTGTTCACCAAGCAGACTTAATGGCTGCTCGCATTGAATTTGAACATGAGTGGTTACCTAAATTCAATAACCCAACAACCAAAACAGAAACCAAACCAACTACTAAAACTTCAGTTAAAACTAAAGCATTAGGAAATGTAAAATCATCTGGTTTGATGGATTTATTAAATGACATATGATAGTATTATTAATAATATTAGGATTAATGGTCGTAGTACTTGGGTACACGACCTTTAATCTTCTTAAGAAAAATGAAACAGCTGAAGACTTAATACTCAATTATGAGAAATATGTTAAGACTTTAGCCACCACCTTATCAGCAGCTGATAAAAAAATAAAAGATATTGACAGTAAAGGATTATTCGATAGTGATGATGAAATAGGATGGTTCTTTAATCATATTAAAGAAATTCAAGATGATTTAAATAAGTTTAATCCTAATTTATGATAAACACAATTACTAAACCTAAAAAAAGTGGTATTTATTTTACCCAACAAACTGAGGATGCTATTATTAAATATAATAAGTCCCAAGATTTTGAGGTTAAAAATAAAATATATGATAATGAAATCCATTATGCTTTTTTTAAACTAACTGAAAATATAATTCATACTTTTAAATTTTACTACACTGAAGTAGATAATATTGAAGATCTACAGCATGAGGTAATTACTTTTTTACTCTCTAAAGTACATCTTTATGACCATAAAAAGAATCTTCAAGATAGATTTAGAAATATAATCACTAAAGAATTCAAAGAAGAATACGAGTCAAATTTTGAAGAGTACGTAGGTGAAGTAGACCGAGTAACTCAAAGCCAAATAAATGATTTTATATCATTACTAACAGTGTCAGACGAGTGTAGGGATAAATTAAATAAACTCACCCCACCTAAAGCCTATTCTTATTTTGGTACAATTGCTAAACGATACTTAATACTATATAATACTAAAAATTATAAAAAACGAGTAGACTCAGTCCCAGTTGAAGAATTAGAACAAGATGAAACACACTCTTATTTAATAGATGAACCTACTAAAAATGAATTTCTATCAACATATATAGATAAATTTGTAGAACATTGTAGTTCTAATATATATGATTTATTTCCTAAAGAGTATGATGCCCAAATAGCTGATGCTATTTTAGAGTTGTTTCGTAAACGAGAAAACATAGACATATTTAATAAAAAAGCATTATATATCTATATTAGAGAAATAGTAGATGCTAAAACCCCAAAAATAACTAAAATAGCTAATCAACTTTATAGTATCTTTAAAGGAGGATATATCTCATATCTAGAAAATGGATATATAAAATTTTAATACTTCATATTTATATGAAAAATATACCATATGAGTGCATTAGACAATATAGTATTTGGTGATAAAAAATTCTCAGACATACTAGAGGAAATTTATAACAACCAAAAGAAAAAAGAAAAACAGATATCAGCTCTTATAGCTGAATTAAAACCACTCGTTAATGAGATTGGAGATGCTACTTTAATTGTTCCCCTTATTAAAGAATACCTAGATGTTGGTGTTAAAAATGATGAGCAATTAATTAAAATGGCCACTATAATTCAACGAGTAGTTCAAGCTAACACTAATGCTGCCGGAGACGGATTCACAATCTCAGACGAGGAAAAAGCACAATTGCTATCTGAGCTAAATAAAATCGACCCTAAAACTAGCAAATAATGTTAACACCTAAATTTGGTTTAAAATCATCAGTTTCTTCTTTATCTAAAAATAAAGGAGGCGAATCTTTAATAGGGAGAGCTCAACTTTCAACTATATATTCTGTTAGAGTATTAGATATAATTTTAGATGATACTCATGAATTATTTGATGAATATGGGGGATGGAATTCTATAGGCACTATATTTTACGAATATGCTAACTCTCCTATAGCTCTTATAAAACAAGATGTACTACCTGCTTTTCCAATATTTCCTAACATTAAACAATACCCCACTATAAATGAGTTAGTTCCTCTAATATTTTTAGCAGATCAACAAGTTATAGATAACCCAAACGCAGCTAAACCATATTATTTTCCTCCTATAAACATTTGGAATAGTGTTCACCATAATGCCATACCAAATTTATTACATATTAGACAAGCCAATGTAAACGCGGACTATAGAGAATCTGAATTAGGTATAATTAATAGAACTGTAGAGGATGGTAGTACTGATATAACCTTAGGAGAAACATTTAAAGAAAAAATAGATGTGCATCCTTTACTACCATATGAAGGAGATATAATATATGAAGGAAGATGGGGCAATTCTATCAGATTTAGTTCAACAGTTAATAATGCTGTTATTCCAAATGAGTGGTCTCAAAACTCAACTAAAAATGGTGACCCAATAACCTTAATTAGAAATGGTCAACCAACAACAGGACTACCCCCAGAACCTTGGGTTCCTATAACTGAAAATATAAACACAGATCAATCTTCTTTATATTTAACTACAACTCAAACTATACCATTAGAAACTAATACTCTAAACGCATCATTCTCTACTTCAGATAACCAACCTGCTAGTGTAAACACATATAACTCACCTCAAATATTACTTAATTCTGGTAGATTAGTTTTAAACGCTACATCTGATTCTGTCATTATAAGCTCACCTAAAACAATTCACCTATCCGCTCTAAACTCAGTTAATATAGATAGCGGAAACAAAACTACTATAGCATCCCCACAGATATTATTAGGAGCTAATAACGCCTCTCAACAACTAATATTGGGTAATAAATTCATGGATGATTTTAAATTATTATTAGAATTATTACAAGATGTAAGCGATACTCTTTCTAACTTAGTAGGAGTACCACCAGGAGCACCATTAAATCCTGTTCTTACATTACAAGCTATAAATTTATCTAGTAAATGTGCTTCTTTATCTAATAACTTAAGTAGCTATTTATCTAATACTACTAAAACCATATAACAATGTCTATATATAAAGTTAGTGATGGGAGTATAATTACGTTTAAAACACGTGGCCCTGAATTATATGCTATATTAACTACCCCTGATGGTAAAGTTATTAATGGCCCTTCAAGGATGAGTAATACTGAGGAAAAAGCAGCTAAAGAAATATTACTAGCTAGTAATCTTGTCAACTCTACTACAGGAGAACCTTTACCATATACTATTGAAGGTTCCACATCACCCACATCAACAGCAATAACACCCCCCGCAGGTGTACAATCACCAACCCCACCACCCCCTCCATTAAAACCTAACGTTAAAATTACAATAATTGGAAGAGTTGTAAATAGTAATTTTAAACAACCCATAGAATTGGTAGTAGTGACTAATGGTTTTGATAGTACACAAACTAATAGAAATGGAGAATTTACATTTGAGTACATATATGCTCCTGATAAAGGTAATATAACATTTTTTGGGGTTGGTTATACTCCTTTTTCTAAAGATATATCTACTGAACAAAATAGTAAAATAGATTTAGGAGAAATTCTTCTTGAGCCTGTAGAGCCAACAGTAGTAGAAATATTTACTAAACCGAATATATTTTTTATAAATGGATTTGTAGTTGATAATAAAGGAAAATTTATCCCCAATGCTAAAGTAACTTTTAGTTATTTTATGCCTATTAATATAGATACTAATTTACCTAGTGTTAGTTCACCTGTTCCCCAGGTAAGTGTAGATCTATCTAATGTTATTCCTCCAATTCCTCCAATTCCTCCTATTCCTCTTAAAAAAGTTAAAAATACTAATAGTGAAGGAGTATTTGAGTTTGGTAGTAATGAGGATTTTAATTTAAAAGACGCTACATTAACTATAACAGCTCCTAATTTTGAATTAGTCACTATAAATTTAACCAATGCCCCAAGTCAAGGTGTAAAGATTTACAAAAATGTAAAAAACACCCCAGACTTAAATAAAACTCCATATGATGGTAAAGTATACCCTATAGGAAGAGTAGTTCTTCTTCCTAAAGCTACTAAAACTATTGGTGAAGAAGAAATTAAACAAAAAATTAAACGTACTAAAGATACATCAGATCCTGGATTTATACAACGTTTAATTCAATTAACTGTTAAAGCATATAACGCTGCTGTAGATAGATTAGTACCATTTTTATTAAATATGTTAATAGCATTTGGTCCTGCAGCCGCTAATGCAATTATGACTAACTCAAAAGTGTTAGATAAAGTATGTCCTTCTCAAAGTACTATTAATAGTATCATTAAAGCTAGAAATTCATTAGTAACTCAAATAAATGTGTTATATAACAGTTTAAGAATACTATCATCTGCCTCATCTGCTACTAATACTTTTACCCAATCTCTTTCTACAGCTATCCAAGCATATTATTTATTACCTATCCCTGCATCTACTTTATCCGCAGGGGCTGTAGCGTTTTTATTAGAAGCTAAAGATACTATAAAAGAAGATCTTAAAAAACAAACTAAAATATTAGATGGTATAGTAGCGGTAATATCATATTGCTCAGCTATACTAGCTTATTTACTAACAGTATTAAATCTATTAGATCAATTAATATTACTTTGTGCTGAAGAACAAGAAATACCATTTAATCAACTTAACCCTGAAATTACTGCTACTATTAATAACTCTTTAAATAATGAAATAGTGAAAAATCCTCCTGTATATAAAGGCTTTAAACTAGAATTAGTTTTAGACGCTACTAACAACACAGCATACCCTAAAAGATACGCTCAAGCGTTAAATGTTCAAGGTGTTGCTGTATTAAAAACTGATTCATCATTCGCATCAGACCCCCAAATATTAATAGACCAATTAAAATTCATCATAGATTCAAATCCTAATTTAACAGCTGAATAACCATATATTTATAATTGTATGAAAACAGATTTATTAAAAAACCTAATTAAAACCGCAGTACGTGAAGCTATTCAAGAAGAATTAAAAGATATTCTACTTGAAGCAGTTAAATCACCTAAAACAGTAGTACAGGAAACATATGTTCCTGTTTCACCCTCAACAGTTAATACCCAACCAAATGGTACTTCTATAAATCATGATTTTAGACGTAATTTAAAAAACATGATTGGGGGTGAATTTGACTCACTAGTATCTGCTAACTCATCACACGCTCAACCAACATATACTCCTCCCCCAGTTAATACAGCTGGTGAAGGATCAAGTTTACCTGGAGGCGAAGTAAGTTTAGACCAAATAATGGGATTAATGAAGTAAAATGGCTATAAGAATACCAAATAAAAACCCACTAGATTTAAATAAAAATATAGCTATAGGAGTAGCTATCCCTTTTAACCACCCAGCAGTATTTAGATCTACATTTTCTACCCCAGATCAGATAAAATCTAATCTAATTAATTATATATTAACTAACAAAGGAGAAAGGGTATTTAATATTAATTTTGGTAGTAGTATAAGAGCCCAATTATTTAATAATATTAATTATACTACATTATCTAATTTACAAACCCAAATACAAGGAGAAATACAAGCAAATTTCCCTTCTATAACAATCCAACAACTACTAATCAACCCAGATATTGATAATAATGTTGTAAATTTAACTATGAATTATACAATATTAAATAGTCCTAATATGGAAACTGTACAAATAACAATGTAATATGGCAACTACTGAAAATAGAAATATAGTCTACTTAAATAAAAACTTCTCAGATTTTAGAACAAATCTTATTGAGTTTGCTAGGACTTATTTTCCTCAAACATACAATGATTTCACACCAGCATCACCAGGAATGATGTTTATGGAGATGTCAGCGTATATAGGAGATGTCATGACATTTTATTTAGATAATCAAATCCAAGAAAATTTCATACAGTACGCTAGACAAAGAAATAATGTTTATGCTTTAGCTTATATGTTAGGTTATTTTCCTAAAGCTACAGGAGTATCTACAGTTGATGTAGATATATATCAACAAGTGCCTTCTATTTTAAGTGGATCAACATATATCCCTGACTATAACTACACCCTTAGAATCTTAGAGAATACATCTATAGCTTCTACTACTGTACCTTCATCACCTTCATTTTTACTTCAAGATGCTGTTGATTTTTCTTTTTCAAGTTCACTAGACCCAACTGAGGTTAGTATATATCAAACAACTGGTAACTCAGTTGATTACTATCTATTAAAAAAATCTCGCCCTGCTGTCTCAGCCCAAATTAATACCACAACATTTTCATTTGGAGCCCCTCAAAGATATCCAACAGTAGAAATTCTTGATTCTAATATAATTGGTATATTAGATATTACAGATAGTGAAGGAAATAAATGGTATGAGGTACCATATTTGGGTCAAGAAATGGTTTATGACACTATTAAAAATACTAATGTTAATGATCCTAACTTTTACACAGATGAAGGAGATACACCGTATTTATTAAGATTAAAGAAAATTCAAAGAAGATTTATCACTAGATTTATATCTGATAAAGTTCTTCAAATTCAATTTGGGGCAGGAACAACCCCAGCTAATAATGATGAAGAAATTACTCCTAATCCTGATAATGTAGGTTTAGGATTGCCTTATAAAAGATCATTATTATCCACAGCGTTTTCTCCTGCTAACTTTTTATACACAGACACATATGGTATAGCCCCATATAATACCACATTAACTGTAAGATATTTAGTAGGGGGAGGTTTACAATCTAATATAAATGGTGGGATTCTAAATAAGATTAATACTACATCTAATGTAAAATTTAATTACCCTAATCTTAACGCTAATTTATCCACATTTGTATTTAATTCTTTAACTATAACTAACCCTAAAGCTGCTTCTGGAGGAGGTGCTGGGGATACTATAGACGAAATAAAACAAAAATCACTAGTTAATTTCACTACGCAATTAAGAAGCGTAACCCAAGATGACTATTTGATAAGAGCATTAAGTCTCCCATCAGACTACGGCTCAGTAGCTAAAGCTTATATAGAACCAGAAAAAATATCTAATCTACTACCAGGTGAAACTCCATCCGTTCTAGATTTATATATTTTAGCTTATGATGTTAATAAAGACTTAGTTACAGCGTCAGAAGCTTTAAAACATAATCTTAAAACTTATTTATCACAATATAGAATTATTAATGATTCTATTAGAATTAAAGACGCTTTTGTTATTAATATAGGTATTAATTTTGATCTTATTATATTACCACAATATAATAATAATGAAGTTATAACACAATGTATACTTTCTTTACAAAATTATTTTAAGATTGATAATTGGCAAATCAACCAACCTATTATTCTTAGAGATTTATATATACTTTTAGATAAAATAGAAGGAGTACAAACTGTAAAAAGCATATCTATATCTAATAAAAACTCTTCTAACTCTACCTCAGATTATTCTGTTTATTCATATGATATATCTGGCGCTACTAGAAATGGAATAGTATATCCTTCATTAGATCCTATGATATTTGAAGTTAAATTCCCTGAATTAGATATTAAAGGAAGAGTGGTCCCTTTATAAAAAATAACCAAATTTTATATTTATAATAAAAAATGGCAGTATATAAAATATTCCCTTCTAAAGATGCCACTATATATTCAGACACTCCTAATAAAAACACAGGACTTGATGAAATATTAGATGTATCTGTATTCCCTACATCATTAAGTGAGTCTCCTATAGCTAGTAGATTCCTTATCCAGTTCTCATCTGATGATATATCTAATATTATTAGTAATAAAGCCCAAAACAAACAGTGGGATGCATATTTAAGAACTTTTATAGCTAATGTAGATGGCTTAAATTTAGATACTATAATTGAAGCATACCCAGTATCACAATCTTGGGATATGGGAATAGGAAAATATTTATACATTCCTGAAGTGACAACAGGAGTTAGTTGGACTTGGAAAAATTACGAAGATGGGAATGCATGGTTCACTTCTTCAACATCATTTAATTTAAACACAACAGGTTCATGGTTTATATCATCTTCTATAGGTGGGGGAACCTGGTATACTAACTACGGTGCGTCTCAAAGTTTTAGCTATTACGGAGATAAAGATATAAACTTAAAAGTCACCCCAACAGTAAGAGCATGGTATAGTAGTAGTCTTATTAATAATGGATTTATACTTAAACAACAAGTCGAATTCAATACTGGCTCAGTCTATGATACTAATCTAAAATATTTCTCACGGGATACACACACTATCTACCCACCTTGTCTAGAAATTAGATGGAGAGATTATAATTTTAATACTGGGTCATCAGGAATAACAATTCTTAACACTACACCAGCTACTATAGCTTTAGATGAAAACCCAGGAACTTTTTATCCTAGTAGTGTGAACCGATTTAGAGTTAATAGCCGACCTGAATATCCTACAAGAGTATTTAGTACAGCTTCCTATTTTGTTCAAAATTATTATCTTCCAACATCATCATATTATGCTATAAAAGATTTAGATACTAATGAATATGTAATTGAATTTGATGATTTATATACTCAATTAAGTGCTGACACTACTGGTAGTTATTTTGATTTATATATGAATGGTTTGGAACCTGAAAGGTATTATAGTATATTAATCAAAACCGCTATTAATGGTAATGTGTTAGTATTTAATAATGATTATTATTTTAAAGTTATAAATGGCTAATTATCCCTTAAATAAAATCCAATACGGAAAAATATCGTATGAAAATGTTATAGATACTTCTATAACTCAATTACAAACTCCTCCCCCACCTAAACCAAACACGGTAACTGTAGAAGAGTTTTTTAATTATTATCAAACTTTATTTTTTCAAATACCTAAAGAGGGAACTATAAATTCTCATATGTTCTTAGTAGAACAAAGTGGACAATATATAGGAACAAACGCTATAACAGAAGATGTTCAAGCGTTATTAGACGAGATAACAGCTTTAAGACAAGATCTTTTAGCAGCTAATCAACAACTAGTAAATCTCCAAATGAATTCAAATATATAATATGAGTGCAAACATAACAGAAATATCACCAATAACGTTAGTCCCCACTCAGTTTTACGCTATTTCTGAGCAAAACTTAATCCAAACCCAAGAAGGTAACGCTGCTTTTAACCCTGAAACGGATTATGTTGAATATACTATAATATCATCTCCTGATGGTCAATTCCAAGTGACAGATATACCTTATATAGGATATAGATTCACAACAATGCCTAACGCTGCCCCCGAAGTAAGTATAGATGTTGAAAATGATTTAGCTGCTTTAGGATATAATACTGGTAACTTTAATGTATTATATAATTTTTTAAGACCTATATTAAGTTCGTCTTATGATAATGCTATTTTTTATATAAAAGAAATATCATCTAATAGAACTGAGGTTAAAATTTCAAGCCAACAAATAGATAATATTGATTTATTACTTAAAATTAATGCTTTTATAAATCAAAGGAATACATCATTATATTTTGAAGATTTTTATTTAGATTTTGGAGGTAATTCATTATCAATAGCTAATAATTTAGTATTAGACACAACATCAACTCCATTTAATTTATTAGTAAATTTATATAATCCTTTACCTAATACTGTAAAGTTAAATGATACGTTTTGGATGGTGGAAATGTCTGCTGATCCTTTATCATTTAATGTAGAGTTCATACCTGAGATCATTGATTTACCTATAACGACAGCTCCAATAAAGGGCCCTAATTTTGATTTACCTTTTAAAAATCAAATCAATAACTCAACAAATTATCTAGATTACACTCAATTATTAGCTACAAATAATAGTTCTTCTTATTTCCAAATTAATAATTTATTAGAAGAAAAAGGATTAGAAATTAATATAGACTACGATGAATATGCTAACTTCATCCATTTCTCATCAGCTTTACAAAGATTAAAAAACTTTAAGTATAAAGTCCAATTAATAGAGCAATATAACAGTGATATAAACGCATTATTAACTGTTAACTCACCTAATGCAATAGGTGATGTAGTAGTTCTTGAGGGTAAAATAAACAATATTATAACTAATTTTGATGGGTATGAGTATTTTCTTTATTTTGAATCTGGTTCTCAATACACATGGCCTAAACAAAATTCATCTCAACCTTATCAATTATACTCATCAACCTCACCAACAGTTACCACATGGTATGGTAGTGATGATTTAGCTTCCCCATACTTTGGAGGAGTGTCTTTAAGCGCTTCTGTGTATGACCAAAATAATCAAAATTACCTATACTACACAGTCCCAGAATATATAAGAGACGACTCTAGCAATGACCCATATAAATTATTTATAGATATGATGGGCCAAATGTATGATAACATTTGGGTTTATTATAAAGATATTTCTAATTTACATCACGCTGACAATAGACTAGATCATGGAATTTCAAAAGACTTAGTAGCAGATGCTTTAAGATCATTTGGTGTAAAAATTTACCAAAATAACTACTCTATAGATGATTTATACGCTGCTTTCCTAGGGTATAACCAAGCATCAGGCTCATACTACGTCTCATCATCTGGAGAGTATATAAATGAGTATATAGTAGCATCGCATGAAGCTGCTATTGAACCAACAGATGATGTAAATAAAGAAGTATATAAACGTCTATATCATAATTTACCATATTTACTTAAAACTAAAGGTACTATACCTGGTTTAAGAACACTTATTAATTGTTATGGCATCCCTGATTCTATTTTAAGAATTAGTGAGTTTGGGGGAAGAGATAGAGATATTTCTACATATGATTATTATTACCAAAGATTTAGTAAAGCATTTCAACCTAAGAACAATGCTGTAGCTTTAATACCATGGTTACCACTATACAGAAATTACTTAAACTCACTTAATACATTCTACGTTTGGCCTACTGGTTATGTAGCTCCTGTTAATTTTGATAATTTAGATTACGTACTTGAAGATGCCGACGCTCTATACACAGTACCAGATTGCATACAATTTAGATTTAAAACAACTGGAATACCTCCAACAACCCATTATTCTCAATCTTTATTATTAAAAGTAACAACAGGTAGTTTAGTAGTAGACCCAAGTCAAAATGAATATGTAGTTAATAATTACATAGATAATTACTTTATAAGTGATATAGTTTTTGAAGACGCTACTAAAAATTGGGATTTAGGAGTATTCTTATTTTACACAGGATCAGGAACAGAATATATAGGTCCTGATTATTATCCTAATTATCAATATGGCAATTTAAGATTTTATCTTTCTGGTTCTTCACTTGAGGGAGGGTTCGCTCAATCTGGAGATGTATATCTTCCATTTTTTGATGGTGGTTGGTGGAGTGTGATGTTACAAAGAAATACCCACCCATCATCTTCCCAAAATGACCAAAATACAACTTATACCTTATATGCAGCTAATAAACTATATAATGGGTATGATGGGGATATTATTGGATACATAGGTTCATCAAGTTTATATGTTGATGGAGCTACATCTAGTTCTCTTAACGCGGCTTGGAATAGACATACAAATGATGCTTACCTAGCATTAAATACAGGCATGTTTGTAGGTGGATTTATTTCTGGGGCCATGGTTGATAATAATTACATCCAAAACCCAGGAGTATTATTTACAGGATCATTACAGGAATTTAAATATTATTCACATGAGTTAACTGAAAAGACATTTAAAGATTACACTATGAACCCTGAGTCTATCGAAGGTATAGAATTAGCAGGTAATCTAAGCTCATTTGATATACAAAACTTCAGAGCCCCACTAGGTAACGAATTAATAGATGAATTCTTATATTTTGTAACCGGGTCTACAAATTACGACTTATACTCCTCAGTTCACCCCGCTTCAACAGCCTCAGCTCAAACTTTAATAACTGAGTCATTTATTTTGCCTTCTTCTACATTTGTTAACTTTAGTGTAGATAATCCAAATTCTAATTTAAATACATTAAATAACTCAACTTATACTAATATATTTAATAATTTATCTAGCCAAGATGTATCAAGTGGTCCATACTTAAGTTGGAACTCAACTTCCGGTACTTTAATAGTTAACGCTACATGTTTAGGAGGAGCAGGAGAATTTACAATAGAAGGAACATTAGATGATCCTTTATCAAGCACATATAATATATTATTTGTATTATCATCATCTGTGCGAGGAAAAATAGCTTCGTCATCAATAAATGTTACTTCCCCAAGTAGTTACCTAGTACAATTTGACCCTGTATCTATTTACAATGGAGAACTAATAACTGTATTAGCCAGCGGATCTATAAATAATATAGAAATAACCCCAGCATCAATCTATGGCTTGAGTATCGAGAATTTATCAGTATACGGAGTTACCCCTATAAGTAATTACCAAATATTATATTACTCTTCATCAACCTCAGCTAGTCATATTGAAAACCAAGTAGAAACATACTATTTTGACCAACCCATAGCTGGTATTAGAAATCGCGTAACTGAAAAAATAAATATTGTTCCTACTCCTTTACCATATGTTAATATGTTTGTGACTGAGTCATGGGATGTAGTATCACAATATAAACATTTAAGCGATCAAAATTACCCATCTTTAAGCAGCGAAATCCCTGATGTTAATTTATTAGAAGTAGCGTTTTCGCCTCAAAATGAAATTGACGATGATATCATAGCTTCATTAGGTTATTTTAATATTGGCGAGTTTATAGGCGACCCAAGATATATTTCATCTTCAAACACTAATTACACAGATTTATATAAATTAAGTGAAGACTACTTTAAAAAGTATTTTACTAATTATACATTATATGATTATATAAGATTAATTAAATTTTTTGACAACTCATTATTTAAATTAATTAGAGACTTCATCCCCGCTAGAACTAATTTAGTATCTGGAGTGGCCATTAAGTCCCATTTATTAGAACGAAATAGATACCCTCAACCTCAAATGAGTTGGGAATCAGTAGAGTACTCAGGATCTATAGACACTGCCTTTATATCAGGCAGCACAGGAGGCGTTTTTAACCCGTATAATGTCTTAATTGATAGTGTTTACTTCCAAACTGATAAAGAAAACTATAACTTAACACCCTCACCTATTAATCCATTTATTAATTCGACACCAACATCTAGTTTTGATTATGTTTCATGGTCACCCGAGACAGGAGAATTAGTAACATATTTTTACGGATTTGTAAAACTCCAAACAACAGGGTTTGTGGGTAGTGGCGGTGATGCTATTGTAGAATATATATCATCTATCAACGGCCCATTAGGAACATTTACAGGTATTGATAATACATCAGAATTTTATCCATGTGTTTACGGAGAAAGATTCTCAGTATTAATGAGTTCTAACACTTCATTTTTACCTATAAATAATTCAAGATTTATACTTAATAATGTAGTACCTTTTTCTAATCAAGCTTGGTATGAAACTACTATAGGTCCATCTGGGTCAACATTATTACTTAATAATTCTCAAGAAGAGTTTTATGATGGAGAATTCTCAGGAAGCATATTAGAAGTAACAAATGGTGAGTTAAACTCATATAACCCTTTTAAATATGTTAACCCAACTGAATTTACATTTGATTCAGTATTATACCAATATAACCCCCAAATAATTACCCCATCTTCCGATTTTACAAATGATAATACTTCTCCAAATCAAGGAGAAATATATTTATGGTTTGGAAGTATTTAATAAGTTTTTATATTACAAAGTATAATGAGCCAACCCGCAATACACTACGCTAAAATTAGCAGAATAAATAAAGAAGGATTTGATATAACTGGCTATCTTTCTCAACTCCAAGTCTTCACAATGGATTATGAAGATATTGGGAGTGTGAATTATAACATTTTATCCTCCCAAGAACACCCAACCTACTACCTATACCAAATCGACCCAGTATATACTACCTCTTCGTATTACCAAGTGATAGATTATACTTTAAAAGCTACTAAAAATTCATTACCTGTTGATATAGGCAGTACAGTTGTTAGCAATTATACTAATGTAAGTAGTAACCCAAATTCTTATTTCACATCATCACTCGGTACTTATTATTTTTACAATACACCTAATATATACTTATCAGCTTCATTTACTTCTTCAGTGTATATAAACCCAGGAGCATTTTGTGGAACGAATAGTAAAATATTTGTTAGAATAACTAGACCTGATGGTTTAGTTTTAACAAAAGATATGTATGACTTAAGTGGATTTAACTCTACTACTACTATAACCATATCTGGCTCAACCGGATTATCTTTTAATACTACAAGTAATACTGAAAACCCAGGGATCATAGAGAATACATCACTTAGGGTATGGATTACAAACGTAGACCCAGGAGGAGGGAATGGAGGAACATTAGAATTTTCTAATTTTAAATTTAACATCTCCCAATCTACAGCTCCTCAAAACCCACCAGATAACATTGTTGTATTCTCCCCAGACCAAGTAGATTTTTTCTACTCAGATTATAACCCACTATTTGGAAATGCTGAGATAAACAGAATATCTCAATTTAAAATGGATGTAGATTATGCTAATAATCCTTTAGTACCTATCAATTTTGACCAACTAATATCAGGATCTGCAACAAGAGCTGAGGTTCAAGATTCTAATTATGCTTCTCAAGCTTGGTCAAATATACGTTATAATGGATGTGAATCAACAGCTATATTTTCTATATTAAATGATGGATTTAATGCCCCTGCCGCCCCAGCTATACCTAACACTTTAGATAGTGGGTACGGTAACTTGTCCCCGGCGGAAAAAAATGAAGCTTTTTTTGCTTATTTTGAAGGAGTAGGAGGAACTGGCCCTGAAATCATAGGACAAACTGCTTATCTTGTTAAATGGATTATAGATGAAAAAGGAAATACAACTGATCCTGAAATTAATATAGATCCTTTCACAGGTTTACAACAAAATGTAGGTGTTATAAATTTAACTGATACTTTTGAACCTGGTAAAAATGTTAATGTATCTTTAATATCTAATGATCCACTATTAACATCTAACCCAAACGATGATTCATTAACAGGAATACATCCTATAACATATCTTGGGAGAATAAATAGTATACTTATTACTGAAACTGGGTCTAATTCAATAGATTATCTTAGAACTGCCTCATTCTCAGATGTTATAGGAGGAGTGACACCCGCTGTGAATTATAATTTCACAGCCCTTAGAGCAAGTTCTATAGATATAGCTGCTAACACTCCAACAATCATGAATTTTAGCACTGTAGAATCAGATCCTTCTAATGCTTTTAGTCCTCATACTACTTATTACGAATCACCAGGAACAACTACAAATGATGATGTTCAAGTACAATTTTCTACTAGAATTGTATTGAGGAATTTAACTAGTGATAGTAATCAAATCTCTTTAACATTTGAAAAATCAACGGATGGTGGAGCTACATGGAGTGGCCTCCCAGTTAGTGGGCGGTATAGAGCCCCAAATAGTCAAGGAACAATTAATGGTGTCGCGTCTAATTTAATTTGGTATGTACCTACTTACTATAATGGGAATAACGAATGGAGTTTCACAGGTATGAGTATCCCTGCGGGCTCAAGTGGTACAATAAGAGAAATTGAAATGTCTTCTCCATTTATAGATTTAAATGCTGGTGATAGAGTTAGAATGTATATAAATAGCTCACATGAATATAGATTTTATGGATTAGATCCTGATGGCACTTATAGTAAATTTACCGCTAAAATGACATATAATCCACAACTAGATGTTACTTCTAGCTATTGGGGAGTAGGCACCTACCACCCAGCATATTCACGTGAACTTACTGTATTAACCGCCTCAAACCAACTAACCCAAATATATAACTCCCCAGTAATATATTACCAAAATGTTTATGATGGAGTTGATGAAACAACTACCCCTCCTACACCTACGTCTACAGTTTTAAATTTTGGATTTAGCACTCCTTCAATACCTTTTAATAACGTAGGTGGTCCACTCCCAGGAGATTATATAAGATTTGAATATAATCCTAATCAAGTGTATAATATTAAACAAGTAGGAACAGTAAGTAATCCATCATCTTCATATTTTGGGAATCTAACATTATCTGTATTCCCTCCTATACCTTCTACAGCTAACTTAAATCATTTTAATATATATAGAGTAGTAAACGATGGTTCATCAGTCATATTAGATGTACCTAAACCCGTAAGTGGTTATAGTTTTAGTGGGTTATTATACCCTCAATTCTTAAGCGAAGCACTACAAGCATCATCTTCAGCGATAGTTCAAGATCTATCAGCGAAAGGAATAATATCATAATATTTATAATAAAAAACATATAAAAAATGGGATTTCTTAATAATCAAATAGTAACAGTTGATGCTATATTAACTACAAAAGGTAGAGAATTATTAGCTAAAAACGATGGCTCTTTCAGAATTACACAATTTGCTTTATCTGACGACGAAATAGACTATACTCTTTATAATCCAACCAACCCATCAGGTTCTGCTTATTATGGGCAAGCTATAGAAAATATGCCTCTCTTAGAAGCATTTTCTAATGAGACTCAAGATATGAAATATTTACTTACTACTCTACCAAGAGGAACAGCTAAATTACCTATAATTGATGTTGGTTATACAGCTATTACTTTAAATCAAGGAGCTTCATTGAGTATAACACCTCAAACTCTTAATTATTTAGGAGCTACTCAAACATACGAAACATCAGGATACACTGCTACTATAGCAGACGTTCGATTAATGAATACATTTACTGGAACTGGTATTAACACAGCTGCTGCTCAAGCTGCTAACTCGACAACAACATTAGGAACTAACGTTTCTAAAACAGTTATTGGCACTACCATTAGTTTAACAGCGACTACTGTTAATATTTTATTCGGTTCATTAACATCTTTAAGCACTACATTAACTATTGTAGGTAGAGATAGTGGAGCCAGAATAACTGTTCCTTTAGTTGTAACTCAAGCTAACGCTTGCTAATAATTAAATTTATAAAATAAAAATATAAAAATGGCTTATAAAAGACTAGACCCCGAAGATTTTGTAGTGAGTGCAGACTCAGTAGTAGCACCAGCATGGTCTACCAATATTCCTACTTTAACTATGATGTACACATCATCAGTGCAAGAACTTGGATCATCCGGGAATTATTATTTAAGTATATACCAAACAGAATCTCTTCAAAATAGCGCAGAGGTCCAATTCAGTATAGCATACGGTGACGCACTAGGATCAGGATCATACTTATACGACCCAGGAGTACCTACTCTTTCACCTACACGTACAGTTTACGGACAATTCCGAAATTTAATTTATGGTGATGAAAACGCTAATTTCATTTTTGGATCAGTAACTCAATCTAATTTTTATGTTATTTCCATTAACAGATCTAGATACAAAGAAGCCTTATTTCCTGGAAGTTTAAATTTAACTTTATTTGCGGGTGCTAATTCTATAAATCTAACAGATAATAGTAATAACGTAACCACTACAACATATTGTGACGCTGGTAGAATATACCAAATAGTTACAGGAAGTAACGGATATGCTGTAGCTTCGGCCCAAGCTAATAATGGAGCTACATTAGGTCAAACATTATCAGGTTCATACGGTCTATTCCTTCCGGACATAGGAACTATAGTATTAAACCCAGCTGCCTTAGCTTTACCATATATCTCAGGAGGTATAAATTTACAAACTCCTAGAAATTCAAATTATGATGATAACACACCTGCTATTCTATATAAAAGTGGAAGTGGATATGGTATGACATCAGGATCGGGAGTAGGATCAAGTTTCCAAGTTTTAGGACAAGAAACAGTAACATCTGATTTTATATTCATTAGAGCTCGAAACGCCGAATTTAACTATTCTGTTAACCCAAGCTTTATATCTGGTAGTTCAGGTAATATATTATACGATCAATTTATCCAAAACCCAGTGACATACATAACAGGAATTGGATTATATAATGATACTAATAACTTATTAGCTACAGCTAAATTATCAAAACCACTTAAGAAAGATTTTACAAAAGAAGCTTTAGTTAGAGTTAAATTAGATTTCTAAATGAATGGGTGCATGGAAATCACTTACAACCTCAGACGTTACAGTTGTACCGTTTGTCGTAAATAAAAGTTTCGCTTTTATAGGGACTAGTTCCTTTGTAGAACCTGAAGTTGGTATTGATAGATTAATTGGGACTTATATTCCTAATTCTATCCCTTTTAAAGAAGATTTAGACCCCACAACTGGATTTGTGGGGACTTACTATCAAAGAGATATATACTCTTCTATAAAACAACTTTATTACACAAACTACATACCTAACCCAATAAGTGGATCTCTTATATCTTATGAAATAGATCCTATAAATAATGGATTTAATGTAGTGTCAGAAAACTATACTAATACTAATGTATATAGTAGGTTCTATAATTATGAACAAACCACCTTATCACAATCTAGATACTTTCCAACTGAATCTGGAGCTCAAATAGGTGTAATATCTATCCCATCAAAATTATTTGGTGAATATATTAACCCTAGAACATTTGAATACACTTACAATTACAGTGGTTCTGAAGTTACTACACTTTATGATAATGGAGAAGGAAATATAATAGAAAGTGGTTCAAATAATAATGTGGGAATAATAACTTACCAGCATGGTTTAATAACTATTACCTCCGCATCATTATTAACTAACTTTACATCTTCAGCTAATGTCACTTGTAGTTTTCAAAGTGCTTGGACTATATTTGAAACACAATATAGATGTACCTTAAGAGAAAATGAATTTAATTACTCTCAAAATCCTAGTGTTATCTCAGGAAGTGGGTTTACTAATCCTTTAAATACAACTTGTTCTATTGATCAAAGAGGATTAGTATATGGATATGTTACTGGTTCATTTTTTAGCCCATATGTAGCAGCAGTTGGTTTATATAATGAAGCTCAAGAATTATTAGCTGTAGCTAAATTATCCCAACCATTACCTACAACAAGAACAACAGATATGACTATAGTGGTTAATCTAGACAGATAAAATTTAATATAAAACGTTATGAATTGGTTATATAATAATAAAAATGTAGAGTCGATAAATGACCTACCTGAAGGAACATATGGTTTTATATATCGTATAGTAAGTCCTAGCGGTAAATTTTACATTGGTAAAAAAAGTTTAATCCATAATATTAAAAAAGCGCTTACTAAAAAAGAACTTGCAGAACAATCAGGTCCTGGTCGTAAAGCCACTAAAAAAGTAGTCCAAAAAGAATCAGACTGGAAAACATACTATGGCTCAGCAAAAGAACTTAAAGACGATTTAGATAAAATTGGCAAAGAAAATTTCACCAGAGAAATAATAAAAGTATGTTATAATAAAAAATCTCTAACATATTGGGAAATAGCTATACAATGTAAAGAGGACGTTTTACTACAGGATACATACAATGATAACATTTTAGGAAAGTTTTTTCGAAAAGATTTGGAAAAATAAGATTTTATGTTATATTATATCCATGGTTGATCAACTATTGATAACGTTAACAGATTCAGTATTAGGGTTAGGTAAGAATACGGCTAGAGGTAATAGAGCGTATCACTGCCCATTTTGTAATCATCATAAACCTAAATTAGAGGTTAATATGATTACTAATTCTAAAAGTGAAAACCCATGGAATTGTTGGGTATGTAATAAAAAAGGTAAAAAACTTATTAATTTATTTAAGCTACTAAAAGTAGACCCAATTAAATTACATGAGTTAAAAGCACTTGTTGGTTCATCTAAAACAGATGTAAAAGAAACCACAATAGAATCAATTCATCTACCTAAAGAGTTCACACCTCTATACCCAACTCCTACAAGTATTATAGCACGTCATGCTTTAACATATTTAAAATCTAGAAACATAACTGAAGAGGATATTATTAAATATAATATAGGTTATTGTGAGTATGGAGAATATGCTAATATGATAGTAATACCTTCATATGATAAAAATGGTGTGTTAAATTATTTTTCAACCCGAAATTTTAATAAAAACTCATCACTTAAGTACAAAAATCCACAAATATCTAGAGATATAGTTCCTTTTGAGTTTTATATCAATTGGGATTCTCCTTTAGTATTATGTGAAGGTCCGTTTGATGCGTTAGCTATTAAAAGAAATGCTATACCATTATTAGGTAAAAACATTTCTAAATCATTGATGAAAAAAATAGTTAAGTCATCTACACAAAAAATATATATAGCTTTAGATAAAGACGCTATTAAAGCAGCTCTAACATTCTGTGAAGAATTAATAAATGAAGGTAAAAAAGTATATTTAGTAGAACTACAAGATAAAGACCCAGGAGAAATGGGATTTGAAAATTTTACTAACTTAATTCAGCAAACTCAAAAACTAACATTCTCAAAGTTATTTGAGAAAAAATTACAACTAATATGATTGAAAAAAATGTTAATGTTAACAAAAAAGCAGTAACCCGTTTAGTAGAAATAGATACTAAAGGAAAACGCGTTAATGTCTTAGACAGACGCTTTTACAATAAAAACGGTGAGTACTATCCATCTGTAACTAGTATATTACAGTTTATGCCTAAAAATAAGTTTTTTGAAAATTGGCTTAAAGATGTAGGACATAACGCTGACTTCATTGCTAGAAAAGCAGCAGATGAAGGAACACAAGTTCACGATGCTATTGAGCGTTATCTAGAAGGTGAAAAAATTACCTGGTTTGATAAAGACGGTAACTCACAATACTCTATGGATGTGTGGAAAATGATTTTAAAATTTGTAGACTTTTGGGAAACATATACCCCAACATTAGTAGAAAGCGAAATCCACTTATACTCAGATAAGCATAAATTTGCTGGAACATGCGATTTAGTATTAGAAATTAATGGCGAGAAATGGTTAATTGATATTAAAACATCAAATTCAATCCATACATCATATGATTTACAAACAGCATCATATGCTATAGCGTGGAATGAAACGTTTAAAGAAAAAATTGATCGTACTGGTATTTTATGGTTAAAATCATCTAAACGTGGTGAGGATAAAAAAGGTAAAAAAATTCAAGGTAAAGGATGGGAATTATTTGAATCTGAAAGAAGTATAGAAGAAAACTTTAAATTATTTGGATATATATACGAATTATATAAACTAGAAAATACAAATTCACCCTCTAGCGAAGAAATACCAACCGAGGTTCAAATTAAACCATCTAAGAAAAAATAATATTTATAACAAATTATTGTTAAATATTACCCATGGATTTAAAATACACCGAGCTTGTAAATAAGCTTAGTTTAGATAAGTATACTTATGAACTAGTAGAGGAGTTAAAAAAAGAATTACACTATGATAGTGATATTCAAACAAAACTTCAACCACATATACTTTCATTAGTTAAACATATGTTAGGTAAGGGGATGAATATATCCCCTTTACCTAAAGTATTTTTTGTAGACCATGACTCTGAAAATGCTAATAATGTATTAGGCCTAACAGCGTATTACGATCCTATTGGTAAATCTATTACATTATATACATGTAATAGACACCCTAAAGACATATTACGCTCATTTTCCCACGAGATGATTCACCATATGCAAAATCTTGAAGGTAGACTACAAGGTAAAATTCATACCCAAAATGTAAATGAAGATGACTATTTAAAAGAAATAGAAAGAGAAGCATATGAACTTGGTAATATGACTTTAAGAGAATGGGAAAACTCGCTAAAGAACAAATAACTAATATTTATTAAAAATAAACACATATGAAACTTTCTCAGTTAAAAAATTTAATTTTAGAAGCTATACAAGAAGATAATTTAGCA